GAAGTGGGCTGAGAAGAAGGCCGGGCGCTTGATCAGCGCGCGCAGCCCAGTGTACAACATCTGCGTTGGGCGTTACCTGTTGCCCATTGAGCGGGTGATGTACGAGGCGATTGATGCGGCGTGTGGTGCTCCAACAATTATGAAGTGTTACACGCCCGAAGAGCGGGCAGCAGTGGTCCAGGCACATTGGGAATCCTTCGGAGACCCTGTTGCCGTTGGACAGGATTTCAGCAAGTTCGACCAGCACATCTCGCGCCAAGCGCTTTCCTACGAACACGCGTTTTACAACGCTGCTTTTGGGAATTGCGCTGAGCTGCAGCAGCTGTTGAGCTGGCAACTGTCCGGCCGCTGCTTTGCCAATGTCAAGGATGGCAAGGTCACGTACGCCGTGGAAGGCGGTAGGATGTCTGGGGACATGAACACCGCCATGGGCAACTGTATCATTTCAGCCGCGCTAGTGTTTGCTTACGCTCATGAGCGTGGCATCACCATTAGGGCCATAGTAGACGGCGATGACTCAGTTGCATTCATGGAGCGCACTGACCTGGCAAGGTATGTCGAGGGGATAGAGCAGTGGATGGAGACCAAGGGCTTTAGGCTAACCCTTGAGACGCCGGTGACGCACATCTCGCAGGTGGAATTCTGCCAGTGCCGCTTTGTGGCCGCAGTACCGCCGACGATGGTGCGCAACCCGGTTAAGGCCATCACACAGGACCACGCCTGGATCGAGGACCAAAGCATCACGCATGCTGAGGTGCTCGCTGCCACTGGCCTCGGTGGACTGTCCCTATATGGCAACATGCCTGTCCTAGGTGCCTACTACGACATGCTGGCACGAGTTACAACACTCAGCCAGCGCACGCTCGAGCGGCTCAGCTTTCGCGATTCGTGGCTGCGGGACGCAAAGCTGAGCGGGGGCACATGGGCTGAACCAGATGAGCACACTCGTTATGCCTTCTGGGAAAGCTGGGGTATTACCCCCGGTGAGCAGCGAGCGCTTGAGGAGCGCTTCCGCGCCACCGATGTGGCCTCCATCCTTCGCCATGCAAAAACCAAGAACAACGATTATTTGCACCACTACAGGGAATTTTACACGATCAGCACGACGACCGATTAATATAGACATGGCGCCCAAGAAGCAGGCACGCGCTAGGAAGCGGAGCGGGAGACGCCGCATCCCAACTAAGTCGCAGGTTCGCCTGCCACTCGTTACGGACCATGAGAATAAGCTTTATAAGCTTATTACTGATCCGTGTTCTGCAGAGCTTACCACTGGTTATGCCCTTTCCACTGAGGGCATTGTGCAGCGCTTTAACCGTTTCATCACTCCCGCGGCGACCACCGAGACCAACTTTGCCTACTTATTCAACCCATTGAATCATGGCACTGATGCCATTACCCAGAAGCTTTCGCTCGGTACGGGTGCACCCACCAATATCAGTTCGAATGCTCCTGGTGAGACGTTCCTTGATGCCAATGCGGACCAGGTTTCAACCGTGGCCGCTTGCATGGAGGTTCTATACACTGGCAAGTTGGTCGACCGCAAGGGATACATTGGTGTGTGCCAGGCGCCGTGGTACGTCATGGACGACATCAAGAATGGCACCACCGATCTCCCCACTCTACTCGCATATTGCCAGGCCATACAACCTGTTGGTAGCGAGGCGGTTGAGATTAAGTACACTCCCACCATGCGCAACATGATTGGAACTCTCTCCGCAGGCGAGAACAACGTGGGCGCCGATAACGTGCTCATGGTTGTCGCCATCGGAGTTGATCCTAACCAGTTTGTGGTCAAGTTCACCGCGGTGTATGAGTATGTCCCCAAGTTTGCTCTGGGGCTGCCTGCGCCACGCGCCACCAAGTCGTATCCGACCGGTGCGCCGGAGCGCATTGTTTCCACTTTGGACCGTATGGGCCATTGGTGGCACAATGTTGGCAGTGCCGCTGCAGCCGCTTACCGGCTCGGTGGCAGCATGGTCTATGCTGCGGGCCAGGGCGCGCGCCTGGCGTCCGCCACTGTTGGCACGGCGCGCGCACTACGCGCTGCCGCTGTGCCCTTGTTGGCACTGACTGGGTGACGACAATTGGGTCGATGACGCTGTGGAGGTCGCAGGACTCCAAGCTATTATTGGTGGACTCGGGTGCACATGCGCGCTGCGTAAGTCGGCGGAACTCCTGTGGCCGGGGTTAACAAACCGTTGGACGAGGCGTGCACCACTGGGCCATCACTGACGTGGCCTTCGACACCCGCCGCTGATGGCGGTGCCCCGCTCGGCGGGGCCTCTACAAACGCAGCTGAAACGCGGGTTGACGTCCGCGCGCTTGTGGAGTGTTGTAAAAAGCTAGTCATCGTCGGTGGGTCCGCAACCCGGCGATTAGTGCGGTTGGTGTGCAGCTGAACCACTGTAGCCTCATTGAGGTTGCATCCCCTAGTGGGCACACATTTGGACACTATACGGAGTCCCCAGGTTTCATACCTGGGGGCGAAGGGGC